ATGGAGAAGAACAAGGAAAAGTATTACGTTTTGCTCTTGAGATGTCTAAGATAAACGAATACCTAGGAGGTGATTATTCTGCGGGTAGCCTTGCTAAGCTATCAAACTACAAAATTGCAATTGCGCTAGAACAGGATGCATCGTCGTCTGGCGCACAGATTATTGCACTTGCTACAAAGAATAAACAACTTGCAGGACTAAGTAATGTAATACCGACTAATCAAAAACAAAGACTATATGATGAAATTGCAGCATCTACATTTAAGGATCCTCGTTTTAGAGAATTAAATAAAAAATTAGGATTAACTGAAAAGGATCTTCGTAAGGCTAGTAAAGCACAGAACATGGTGACATTCTACGGTGCAGGTGAACGCACAGGTATTATGAATGTAGAAAATAAACTTGCCAAGGTACTGGATAAACAAGAGGACTTCTTGGTAGTTAAGGCTAGTGAGCGTGATGCCGTTATGTCTGAAATAAGCGCTAGGATGGCTAGATACGAAAAGTTCGATACAGATATGTATCAAGAACTCAAGTCACTAAGACAAGATGTAAAGGATATGTTTAATAAAGGACTTGCTCCTGGTGATGATATGCTAGAGCAATTATACTTTCTAGACCCACGTACGCGAGACTTTGTAGAGAAACTTGGTAGGTCATATAACAAAGTTGTTACACCGGATGACTTTCAGCAGATTGCATTGATCATGTCTGAAAACTTAAGATCACAAGTACCTATTCTAAAAGACTTTACTAAATACTTTGGCAGGTTAGCGTCTGATTTTGCTGAATTCGCAAAACCAAAAAAATCCTCACTTGCTTTTGACTCTATATTAAAGACTGCTATCTTTGATGAGTATAAAGCTGGTAAGAGGCTGCCAAGATGGTTGAGTAGAACATTGGCGATAAAAGATGAGAGCATAAAAGAGAAGATACTTAATAGAATACCAGGGTATGTTCCTGACAGTCTAACATCTAATATTCTAATGGGCGCAAAAGCACCTAAAGATAGACGTACAGGATTTAAGATAGGTGGATTTTCTATCTTTAGTGAAGATATTGTCAAAGGTACGGAAGTATTATTTCCAAACAAATTACCAAAGTCGTGGACTAGTATACCATGGGTAAACTTCGACGGTAAGGTATTAGAACAGAACTTTACACAAACTTTTGAAGAAAAACTTGCTTATAAGGATGCACAAGGTAAGTGGATAAACAATATTGTACAGGTTCAACAAAAGACTGAGCCTACCTTATGGGAACAATTTAGAAATAAAGAGGGTAAAATTAACGATATAGTAGACCTTGGTAAGGCCAAGACTGCTTACGCTGTTAATGGCAATCACTCAAATGATGCCACTATTGTTAAGCAATTTCATATATGGGGATCAAAGAATAATATTCAAACGGGTACTATTCATGACGCATTCTATACTAATGCTGCTGATATGCTGAAAAGCAGACAGGCTCTAAAAGAAATATATGCAACTGCTGTACAGAGTGAATCTATCAAAGCCACATTGGATGAAATGTTAGCTAGAGGATTACCTCGTGAGATGTACAACAGATATTTAAATGAAGCTATCGATACAGGACTGATACCTGTGGCTGGACGTTCTCGTATCGATGGAAAGATTGTAACAAAAGAAGATATATTGACCAGAGAAGACATTCTTGCGCATGTTCCACAGGAATTCAAGGATAATAGATACTGGTATGGAATCGGATAGGGTTGTACCCTTGTATTAATTAATCGTGGGCTGTGCCTACAGAAGGAAATAAAATGGCTGATAATAATGACAATCTTAGTGCTGAACAATTGGCTGCAAACGCAGAAGCTGCTGCACAAGCGGTAAAGGACGCAGAAGCGGAATCTGCCCGTGTTGCTGCAGAGCAAGATGCTGAGACAGCACGTTTAGCACGTATGTCCCAAGAAGACCGTGACAAGGATATGGTAGCGAAGTTAGTGCAAGATAGAATTGACAAAGAACTTGCGCCTATTAAGGGCAATCTTGACAAGGCTTACAAAGCACGTGACGAAGCTATGAAAAAGGTCGCGGAATTTGAGCAAAGAGAAAGAGAAGCAACTCTTAAACGTTTAGAGGAAGAGGGCAAACACAAAGAAGCCTTTGAGATTCGCCTAGCTGAAGAACGTGCCAAGAACGCAGAACTTCAAAGGCAGAACACGGAACTAAGCCGTGATGTTGCTGTGCGTGATGCACTGAAGAGCTATGTATTCAGAAACGATCGTGCTTCTGATATGGCATTTAAAGAGATAATCGCTAATCTTGTGCAGAATGAAACTGGACAGTGGGTACACCGTTCGGGTATTTCTGTTAAAGATTATTGTGAAGCTTTTTCTAAGGACGAAGAACAGTCATTTTTATTCAAGGCTAGAACTAATGCTGGTGCAGGCACAAGTAATGCTAACACTAGTGGCGGTGCCGGAACAGGTACTGCAACAGATGGTAAGAGATCTATATTTAGTTATTCCCAAGCTGAAGTTCTCAAGATGGCAGCTGAGGGGAAACTACCATGAAATAATTAATGATAAGGACTTAAAATGGCCGCAATTTATACACAAGTAGCCGGTGGTGGTAATAATACCTATGCTATTCAACAAGCACTGTCTGCTTATTCCGATGAAGCCTATACCACGGCAAAGAAACTGTCTGGTACCGGTATTGTTGGACCGAACCCAAATATCGATACTTCTACTGAAACTTTTATTGGTCAAGTTCGTTGGTACAAACCGATTAACCCGACTATCAACGTTGCCTCGTTAACCACGGCAACCAATGGTACTGGTACTAACTATACGTCTGATTTCAGTTCGTATGTTAAGACCGTCCGTACGCATGGCGCTAGCCAAGTCAATCTGCAACAAGTTATTACGCAACAAGATGGTCTTGCTAAGATCTCGCGTGACTTTGGTGAAACTCGCGCTCAAGACGAGCATAATGCAATCCTTGGTGTTCTGAAGGGTGTTGCTATTTCTGAGGCTATTGTCGGTGCCTGTTCGGGTTCCGGCGCTACTGGTACTGGTGGTCAGTCGTTTACGAATGATCCTGCTACGGGTACGTTTGGCTTCTATGTCGACCTAGGTGCAGTTGCTCCCGTTATTCCTGCTACCGTTGCAATCCAAGGTGCATCACGCGCTGAAGGCTTCTTGCAAGCAGTTGGTATGGCTTGGAAAGACTATGAGCCGGAATATTGCTATTTGGTTACTACGCCTGAAATGCTTGCGTCGTTCCGCTCGGCAAATCTGGTTGATGACACCCCGATGGTTGAATCGAATGTTACGTTCAATACGATTTTCGGTGGTAAGTTCCGCCTGATTCAAACGCGTGCCTCGCAAGGCTTTAGTGCTGCTCAATTGACCAAGATCAATACTGGTGCTGGTATTGATATTGTTGGTACTAAGACGTCGTTTGTTGTTCTTCCTGGCTCGATTGCTATGGAAGCCCTGTCTGTTCCGACTCCGGTTGAAATCTACCGTGATGCACGTTCGTTTAACGGTGGTGGTTCTACTGATATCTGGTACCGTTGGGGTTATGTTGCTCATCCAGGTGGCTACGATTGGCAAGGTCTGACTACGCAATTCCCGTCGGATGCGCATTATGGTTACGTTGTTGACTCGGCAGCTACGGCTTCCGGTGGTACTCCTGCTACGACCGATTTGCACGTTGGCACGTCGATTGCCGGTGGTACGCCTCAGTTGCTCACGGACTTCAACGGTTCTGCCGGTGCTTCTCTTACTGCGACTACGAAGGGTTCATGGGGTCGCAAGACTGCTACTGTACTCAGTCTTGGTATTCTGCCGGTGTTCCACTCCTAATATTAAAAGGAAACACTTATGGCTCTTGTCAAAGGAACCAATTCATACGTTACAGTAGCGGAGGCGAATACTTTCTTTGCTGATCGCTTAGATGTAGCGGCATGGCTTGCAGCTGATGACGCTTCTAAGGCTCAGGCTCTGGTCACTGCAACCAGTGTGCTAGATGACCAACGCTGGATAGGCACTGCCATAGGTGAATCACAACCATTGGCTTTTCCAAGAAGCGCATACTACTTTGATCCTAGATTAGGCACACAGATTATGTTAGATCAATCTGTGGTGCCTGATCGTATTGTGACTGCTACAATGCATCTAGCACATCATCTATTAACAAATGATGGTCTGTTGGATGACACTGGTCAAGTACAGGATCTTCAAGTAGGATCAGTAAGTCTCACAAACGTAACTGCACCTAGTCTAATTCCTGGAGTTGTCAGGAGATTGATTAAACCTTTGTTAGTAAACTCCGGTTCTCATGGATGGTGGAGGGCTAACTAATGGGTTATAGCGCCATGATAAAAAAGAATGTTAAAAAGGCATTCGGAATGGCTGGCGATCTAGTTACTTTAGTTACATTATCACAGAAGAATAATACAGCATTTAATTTTACGACGGAAGCAGTGACTAGTACTAGTACTGTAACGACAACAATAAAAGGTTTGTTCGTTAATAAGAAACGTCCAAGTGGTGACAAACTTACATCTACATTGCAGACGTCATTTCAATTTATGTCTGAGGATTTAAAAGATCCAGATATCTATGACACAATTACAATGCCTGATGCAAGTATTTGGAAGATGGTCCCACCTTATGAAGATGATGGTTATATAATCACAGTTAATGTAGCGAAGGAAGCTTAATCATGGATAAATATGCTTCGTTGTATAAGGATGTTTATTCAGTATTCGGAGCGGCTGGCTGGCTCGCTGAGAGCATTAAAACATTCCCTGAGAATTTTGTAGGGACAGTCGTTGGCGATGAATATATTAGAATATTTGTATTACCAAGTGGGAAAGGCGAAAATTGGAGATCAGTCAGTGGTCTCGTGATGATAGATATATTTATTCCTGCCGGTGGTGGTACATCACGTATCGCCCAGATAGCAGATAAACTAGATAAATATCTAGCCGGACAAAGCTTTAGTGTAACTGCTAATGGGAAAACATCTTTCTTTAGTAGCAATTTGTCCGTCTTAGGAAACGATAAAGACAATCCTAGTTTGTATCGTGCATCCTATTCGATTCCGTTTAATTATTTTGGAGTTTAAAACACAATGGCTCACATTTCTTCGATCGGCGCTGGTCTGTTCTCCGACCTGTCCGTGTCTTGCGGTACTTCGTTGGTTCCTGCAACCTATGATACTACTGGTTTCGCTGCACTGTTTACTACCATTGATACTACGCCTATCTCCACACCTATTGCTGGTGGATTCGTACGTATTACTAACGTTCGCGACTTCCCTGAAATGGGTACGCCTCCGAATATCGTCAAGGTTCCGGTTTATGGCCAGAAACAATCCAAGACGATTCAGGGTCAGTCCGATGCACCTCAGTTGCAACTCACGCTGAATTATGTTGCTTCTGATTGGGATAGGACTACGGGTCTGGGTGTGATGGTTGGTGATGGCGTTACACGTGCATTCCGCTTTACCCTTATGGGTGCTGATCCTGGTGCTGCTGCAACTTGGGCATCTAGCTCGGCAGGTTATGGTACTAAAGAAAACACTGTGTATTATTGGGTAGGTAAGATCGAGGCTTTGCTCGTTAAACCCGCTCTGACTGATGCTGTTACTGCGACGTTGACTCTGTCGATTAGCTCTGACTTCTACGGTGCTTTCACGTATTAATTAGTTTTGGAGGGTATAAGTCTGGAGCACTTATATTAAACGCGGTGGTCCCTATCAACCCGCCCTTTATTATTGTATCACATTGCTATATTAGGAAACTATATGACTGATAAAGAGTCAAAGCCATTTAGCATGGGATATGTTCTTCGTACGACTGCGAAACACATGCGTAAAAGTGTGGATATTAGTATTCGTAAAACGTTTGAACGTATTGCAGAGTTCGATGGTAATCAAGAAAAATCGAAGGAAATCTTTTGCACACTGTCTACGTTACATTCAATGCGTAAACAGATCGATGACTTCCAATTAAACAATAAAGAGGAATTTGCAGGAGAGTAACTATGACAACTCCTAAATTCAACCTCCCAGGACAACAGGAAAAGAAGGATAATAAAATGAGTATTAAAGAACTAGTTGGTAAAAAGATTACTAAGAAAGTTAAGTTTATGGGAGAGGACGTGACTATCTCCAAGCTCAGTCTTGTTGAGGTTATGGACATTCAAGCTAAGGCTAAAGAACTTGAGGGTAATGAAAAAGAGGGATTTAATATTCTTCGTAAGGTAATCAGGTCGTCTGTTGAAGATGCTGATCAGTTGGAAGACTCTGACTTTGATACTTTCCCGATGGATGAACTTTCTAAGTTATCTCAAGAAATCATGAAATTCTCTGGTCTGGGTGAAGCTGTAAATCAAGCGGGAAAGTAACACTCTCGCCAGAAGACATTGCGATATACGAGCTTGCGTATCAATTACGTATGCCTGTATATCTCATGCAGGATATGCCATATGATGAATTTCTTAAATGGAATGAATTTTTCTTTAGATATCCTATTGGCTGGCGAGAGGATTACAGAACATCTTTGATAATGAGAGCACAGGGTGTGAAAGCGTCTTCCGAGGAAATATTTCCAACTCTAAGAAGACTGCGTGAGCAACCTCTGGAGCAGGGAGCAACAGCAGCAATTAAACCAGGGTCAACAATATTTGGGATGTTGCAGTCTGCAAAAGGAGGCGATCAGATACCACTATGAAAGTAAGAGGAATAGAGGATGTATTAGCTGCTTTAAAGAATCCTGTAGTAGATCATAAACAGCTAATGAGAAAAGTTGATGCAATAGCAAATAAGCTTAAAGAGGCAACTCCAGTAGATACCGGTTTTGCTGAGCATCATTGGGAAACCGAGCGGCATGGCAATACCGCTAAGATATCAAATGCCACTCCATATATCTCCGAATTAAATGCGGGGACTTCGAAACAAGCACCAGCGCATTTTGTTGAGAAGACAGTATTAAGTATCCCCGACGTAAAACCGAATGGTTCTATTGTTACATATAAACAGATCCCGCTAGATGATACAATCTAGTGGGATTTTTTTAAAAGGAGCTTGCGATGACAGGTATTGTTATTGATGTCTCAACTGAGAATACAGCTAGAACTAACAAAGAGCTTGCTAGTATTTCTGAATCAGTTAAAGGCATCCAAAAGACAACCGAGAGTACCGCTGCTTCTATTAAGAGTGCATTTTCTAATTTAGGAACAATAATAGCCACAGCATTGCCATTAGCTTATCTTACGAAAGTAACTGATCAGTTTTTGTCGATGCACAATAAGCTAGCATTGGTAATAGACAGTAGCAATGACTTAGTTGCAGTTCAAGGTAAGTTACTTGAATTGGCGAATAAGAACAGAAGTGCAGCGATTGATACCGTAAGTATTTATTCCGATCTGTCAAGATCAGTTGCCAACTTAGGTAAAGCACAGTCGTTTGATAATCTATTAAAAGTTACACAAGTCCTACAACAGGCATCAGTAATCTCAGGTGGGTCTATAGATTCCATTAGGAGCAGTTTAGTTCAATTAGGACAAGGTCTTGCCTCTGGTACTCTGAGAGGAGAAGAACTTAATGCTATAATGGAGCAGAATCCTAGAATAGCTAAAGCAATGGCCGATAGCCTTAGTGTGACTATTGGACAACTACGGTTAATGGCACAGGAGGGAAAGACTACTTCTGATGTAGTATTTAATGCTCTCTTATCTCAAGCTGAGAAGATAAACTCTGAATTTCAGAGAATGGATGTAACGATTGGGCAGGCATTTCAAGTATTGAAGAACGCATCTGGTTCATTTACGAATGAGCTTATAAGGGGTGCTGACTTTGGTCTATTGGTTGGTAAGTCTATCCTAGGCATCGGTAACTCATTAGATAAAATATCACAAAGTGCCTTTGCAACATCTGCATCTGTATCTAGAACATTTTATAGTGCGTTTAACGATATATCTAGGATGATAGTGCCTGTTGTGGAGACTATCATAACAATCGTTAGCCAGATGATAAATGCAATTCCAACATCTCATCTGACTAGGACTCTTTCTAGTGACTTCAGAGAGGTATTAAGAGTTGTAGATGACAGTGTCAACGGAATATTTACGACGATGACACGTTTTGTACAATTTGGTATTAAAGATATAGTTGATTACGATAGTGCTGTTGAGCGAGCATTTAAGAATTTGAAAAGACTTAGTCCTACTGTTTGGGTAACAGGTGGTGCAGACAGTCAAACATTGCGTAGATTATTCTCAACAGAATATATACAAGAATTTATTGCAGCTCTGATTCAGTTGAGAGATGCCTTTAGAGTTAATGATACCAGTATATTCCCACAATTTGGAAATGCTGTACGTAGAATACAATATGAAGTACGTGACTTTGTTAGATATATTGGATTAATACCGGATACGTTTTTCACATTTAGAATTGGAAATGTGGATAATATGATCTACTCCCTAGCGGAAGTTACACGTGGTATAACTGGTATACAGCTAAAGTGGACTGACTTTCATAAGCTAATGAGAGAAGTATTTAATGTATCCTCTGCAGTACGACTCACAATTGTCGTAGAGGATATGATTAGAGAACTACCTGACAAAATATTTAAAATGATAGGGATACTATTAGAATATATTAGAATAGCCGCGATACATTCTATTCAATTTGTAAAAGACTTCGTAAGGACGTCTTTTATCAGCTTCAAAATGCCAGCTCCAGATATTGCTGACTGGTTGATAACTGCGTTCACGCTTACCAATATATTTATGAAACTTAAGAAATATGTCGGGGTGTTTGGTGATTCAGTTGGTGAGATTGGTAGTAGGTTTGGTGGAGTCTTTAATGAATTTATAGCAAAGTCAGGAACAGTAACATCTATCTTCTCTAGAATGACAACTGGCGGAGCATTAAGTGGAGCAATAGGTCTGCTAAGATCACTAGGTTCAGCAGCAATGGCTTTAATTCCAGAATTTGGTCTCATGGCCGCTACATTGTATCTATTCACCGCTACAGTTCAAAGTGCCTTTTTATTCACTCCAGTTCAGAGATTTTTAGATAGATTCCCTAATATTCCTATCTTTATCCAAAAGGCGATGCTAGCAACAGAAGCCGTTATCCTAAAATTTGTGTATAATGTATATCGCTACTTTGGTGACACTTCTTTAACAGGATATTTAAAGCGAACATTTAACTCGATTTCAGACTTTATATTAAGACCTCTTAATACAGCATTAGGAACGGTTCAGAGTTTTGGTGAGAAGGTAAAAGGAGTATTTAGAGACATTTGGGATAAGGTTGTAGGGCATTCGTGGTGGCCAGATACTATAAATACGGTGGTAAAATATGCATCAGAGTTACCTGGGCGAGTTCAACCGCATCTAGAGAGATTTCAGGCGTCTGTTAATAAGACATTTGAAGAGATATTCTCAAAGACCAGTAAAGGTGGTCAGATATTTGATACTAGTTTTTTAACAAAGGCTCTTAGATTCGGTGATTCGGGATTTAACGCCAAAGCGATGATAGATAATATAAAGACATTGTTCACAGAGGTGTTAGATGTAATTAGTCAGGAATCTATACTAATTACACGATCAATAGTTGGACTTGTTGGTATAATCCTCTCTGCAATGTTTGCCCCTGCTGCTTGGAAGGGCGGGTTAATCTTAATATTCACTGACCTATTTGTTGTATCGATGTCAGTAGGATTGGAGTCAGCTGGACAGAAATTAGGTGGATTTAGTGCAATGCGCGGTATCGGTGAAAAATTGGGTAAGATGGTCGGCCAATTTATAGCGGATACTTTTACAGATATACCTAAGCTAGTAAGTGCATTGGCTGGATTCCTATCTGCATTCTTCACAAATCTAATACGTTATTC